TTCTTCATCGATTGAAGCACCATTCTCTTTACGAAGCATTCCTTCAGGATCTACCATAAATCCTGCAGGAATTGGTTTACACTTTTTATCTGTATAGCAATAATAGTTTCCTGGTTTGCACCTATTTTTCTTTTTTTCCTCGTTCATTTCACTGAAAGGTGACTTTGATTTTGTTTCTTCGCCCTTTGCTCTTTTTTTACGAGCAGCACAATGAGCTTTTTGAGAAAATCCGCTAGGATTATCACAGTTTATTGATCTTTTATATTTGTTAGACCAACTCATTGAAAAAAATATTACTCCTTACTATTTAGAAAACCTTGCTTGAGTAATTTTGATAATTCAGAAGTAGATCCTACAAATACTGCGTTATTAGTCACATTACCAGTTGATTGTTTCGTATTATTTTCTTCCATCTCTTTTAATTTTTTTTGTAAATCTAGTAATTTATCGGTGGTGTCTCCAACACTTTTTATGATTTGTCCTGCAACTTCATATGCTCTTGGACTATCACTTTCGGCAGCCAATTCCATAATTCCATTTAGAGCTTCTTGACCTTTCTCAATCAAAGAATACAAGTTAGCTCTTGTATATTGATAATCTTTTTGTAAGTCGTGTGGAGATAAATTTTTTTGAGTTTCAATAATATCAGTAGATTTTTCTACATCAACACTTACAATACTAGTTTCAGTATTTAAAGATTCACTAATAGAATTAAATTTTTCATTCATTTTATGTCAGATCAATTTTTCTTGTTGGACTAAAATCTCCACCATCTTGGAAGAAGAAGGTGTCATCACTAAATCCAAAATCATCTCCTGGGATAATAGCAATATTGTCTGCTTCACTAAGAACATCAATTGATGCGCCATTAGAATGTGTAGTTGCAGAAGTATTATTATACCCTCTTACAACGGTGATAACATTTGAATCAATTGATTTAATTTTCATAATTTCTTTATCTATAATAATTCTATTTCCAACAGAAAGAAATGTTGTAGAAGTAACTCCTACTAAAGTTTCTTGATTGTTTAAATCTTCATTTAGTGTAGAAGAATTATCGTCATTATAATCTTTTTTCGCTAGAGGAGTTGCAACGTATCTAACTTGTCTCTTGGCAGTTGTAGTATTTGTATCTGAATAATAATCAACTTGAACTTTTTTAATTAGTCCATCTGTGCTGTCTGCAATAGGTCCAAATAGATATGTCTTAACAGAAAATTGTAAAGTATAAATTAATGCTCTTCTAGTTGTAAAATCTCCTTCATAATCGTCCTGGAAGGAAACACTCTCTAAAACAACAGGTAGATCTCTTTTTTCTCCAATTGAATTTACCAAATCAACTGTGATGTTGAATGAAGGTTGAAAAAATGGTAAAATTTGTTCAATTATCTGTAAAGCATCATCATTTAATTTTGTAAGGATATTTAATTCAAATCCTAAATTATATGGAACAGGCATAAAAACTTTTTTAGCCTTATTACTACTTTTATCTATGGCGTTAAAAGTTTGAGTTATTGAAGTCTTTCTACTTGCATCATATTGTATTGAATTCATTTCAAAAGACATTCTTGGTAGAGTAATTTGTATGGGTTTATTTAACTCCGCTTGTTGTTCAATTCTGGCCAAGAACTTTTGCATTGGACCATAGGCAAGAGGAACTCTCATTTCACCCATGGATTGATTAGACTCATTTTTGTGTTTTATGTAAATTTGGTTAAAAATTGTCCCAAAAGAAACAACAGTTTTTCTTATAATTTCGTGATAAAAATAAGTTCCTAACATTAAAATACACCAAATGGATTAGATTCTGAAAAATCAACAATTAAGTCTGCTGCTTCTTCTATTTCATCATTTTGACTGTATTTATCATAAGTATCCCTTTCATCATAGGATTTAATAGAATACACTGCCGAAGAGGAAGATCCAACGAGAACCTCTCCTGCAGCAAATAATCCTTTAACCATAGAAATTTTAAGTTTATTCGTTGTGGAATCCCACTCTTTAACAATTCCGGTTGCTCCCGTTGTAGACCCAGTTACAGTTTCATTAAATTCAAAAGTTCCAATTCCTGCAATTACAGGAGGATTTGTAACTATAATTTCTGGAACTAATACATATCCCTCACCGGGATTTTCGACATGTATTATATTCATAGATCCAAGAGTATTAATTCCTGCTCTTCCGAGAGCAGTTGCGATCCCTGATATCAGGTTTACATAATTTTTCTCAGATGGATTATTTGAAATCGTAATAGATGGTGGACTTAAGTATCCTCCGCCACCAAAAGTGACGATAATACCCGTAACAATACCACATTGATCAATTCCAAATTCAAATGTAGATGTAGCAATACCAACGTTTGTTCCAGTATTAGACAGTGATATTTGACTCACTCCAATTCCAGTAACAAAAGTGTTTTCTGGGATAAAATTGTAAGTATCACTATGACCTATTGCAAGTCTAACTCTATCACCAACTATGATATGATTTGTATTGATTCCTGTTATTGATGTAGAGCCTATTCCTAGAACACCAGAAACTTTTACAGAAGAAACTCTTAATGTTGCTATACCAGTTGCTCTAAATGATTCTCCAGCACCTGAAGATCCTGCAATGGTTACTGTTGCAACTTCTCCTGATGCATACCCATAACCATTATCAGTTACATTGATACTTGTAATTGTTCCAGCGGCGGATACAACTGCAGTTGCAGTCGCTGTTTTTGCTGCTGTGCTTCCTGAAAATGTAATTTGTGGTGGAACCGTGTAACCAAATCCTATCGTTGCTCCAGTTCCAACTGCCCATGGATCTGATACATTGAAAGATACTGCTGTTACTATACCTGTTATTGGATGAATTGTGGCAATTCCCACTGCTTGGATTGATGGGGCAACTGATCCAAATACACCACCGGTGGTGATTGCTACAACAGGTGCTGTCTTATACGCTCTTCCAGTGGTGCTAAATGCAATAGATTCAGGACTTATTGATGAACCATTAACACCACCACCAATATCAATTGTTGCAACTGCAGTGCTTACTACAGGTGATGATAATGTTACTGCAGGCGCTGCACCGTAATATTTTCCTTCGGAACCCGGAATAATTGTGATTGTAGAAACTGTTCCACCAGTTGATGCATAATTTCCCATGGTAACTGTTGCAGAAGCTGTTACACCTAATCCTGTTGGTAAATTAAATGTGACTACTGGTGGAGTCTTGTAAAATACTCCACCAGTTGTTCCTCCCGGAAATAGATAATTCGATGCTCCAATACTTACAACTGCAGATAGTACACTTACTCCAGCACCTACTGGATGATCAATTATTGCAGTTGCATCTGCACCCACATGTTTTGGTGTTGTAATTGTAATTATTGGCGTTTTTGCATATCCAGCGCCACCATTGTTGATTATAACAGATACAACTCCTTTTCTAATTTTTTCTATTGTACAAGTTGCAGCACCTCCTACGCCTCCTCCACCAGTTATGGAAATAGTTGGAGCAGTAGTATATCCAAATCCAGGTTTAGTCAATAAAATTTCATGTATTGATCTAACTCCTGCCCGTGAAGTTGTTATTGCTACTGCAGTTGCTGTGCCGCCAGTTGCTGGAGATGCAGAAAAAGTTATTGATGGTGTAGAGGTGTATCCACTACCATCATTATTTAAGAAAATTTTACGCACATATCCGCTATCAATTACTGCTGATGCTGTTGGAGTTATTCCAACTCCAATCAAATTTAAAGTTGTAATAAACCCCTCTTTTTCGAGTTGAGAATCGATCTCATCAACAGAAGTTTTAACAACCTCATCTTCATATTCAAATAATTCACACTTTAATTCATAAACATATGTTTTTCCTAATTGATAAAAAGGTTGTTCATGCTCTACAAATTTTACTTCAAATAACCTTTGTCCAAATGGAAAATATATTAAATCTCCCTCTCTTGGACGTGATGAAAGTACAATTTCAGAATCACTTTCTGCCTCTAAAAATGGTGATATAAAGTCTTCAAATCTTTCTTTTGATATTGTTACCGTTAACTCATCTTTAATTGAAACTCCAAACTTAGTCATTAAATCACCAGCGCCAGAATACCCCTCATAAGTATTCACATATGCCTCTATGGTATAATTATCATCAAACTTTGAAGACTGAATTTCCGTAAAAATTAAATCTCTCTTTACAAATTTCCTAGGTATATAAGTTACATCGACACCATAAATTTTCAGTTGCTCATTAATCAACTGTTGTATAAGTCTTTGTTCAGAAGAGGATCCTTGTAGAAAAAAGGGATTTAATGCCATTATCCTATCATATCATATGGAGGTAATTCATGCTCCAACATCATTACTTGTTTAATTTGTTCTAATTCTCTCTCTGCATCTTCATATATTTCTCTACCATTCAATTCAATTCCACCAGGAAGTTTTACTCCCCTAAATTTAATTAAATTTTGTCCCCATTGTTTTTTAATTAATGATGTTAGATATTTTTTTAAGAAACTATCATTGTAAACCTTAGTAAAACTATCAGGATCTAAAATTCTGTAACAATCTATAATTAAAAAAGTATCTTTTAATTTTTGTCCCCAATCAATATCTAAGTATAGTCTATTTTGTCTTTTATTAAATCTTACTTGTTTGTCTGTTTTCAATAAGAAGTCTATATCCTCAAGATATGACTTAACCATAGAATATTGTAAAAGTTCAATAGAATTGAATTGATATAAATCGTTCAAAAATAATTGATACTTAATACTGAACATTCCACCAGAAATATCACTAGTATCAAATTTAAAAACTTTTTCGATTCCAATAACTGAATCTGGAACTTGAATAAAATTTGATGCTTCGTAAAAATTAAAAGAAGTATTTCCTACTCCAGATATATTTGCTGTTCCAGTGGTTGTTACAATACCAACTCCAGATGTTCCTGTGATTTTTCCTCTTCCTCTATTAATATCTTCCTGAGTAATTTTATATTTTAAAAACATTCTCTCAACACCATCAAAATGACGATCCTGGAAATATTGAAGAGCGTCATCTACTAAGTCATCAATCTGATCCCCATCAACGTTGATCTCCAATACTGGCGCTCCAAGTCTCCTTAAGCAATAGTCTATCAGTTCTTGTCTAGTGCTTGGTTTTGCCATTATTCAACTCCCGATTGCTGATAATCGTCTGATTTTTTTTTAGTTTTAACTAATTGATCTTTACCAAATTCAGCAATTTTCACTAATAATAAATTTTTTTCATTTTCATAATCTTTTTGCAAAGTTTGCAATTTTGCCTCTAGTAAAATATTTTGATTTGTTAAAGCAGATATTTTTTGATTATATATGCTCACCAACACATTAACATCGACTTCACTATTATTATTCATAAATTTTAGAATGTACCTCCATCAATTGTATCAGTCCATGTTGGTTTATTAGTATAAACAACAGTCACGGCACTAGGAATTTTAGAAATATTTGTTCCATTAACATTTAAATCATTTGTAGTATCAAAAGTCCCCTGAACACCTATAATAGTTATAGTAGTTCCAGAACTAGTTGTTTTTACCACACCATATGCGCCAGAATTATTAACTTGAGTAATTTGATCCCCAGCAGTCACAGAGTGTGAAGCTGCTAGAGTCAAAGTATTTTCAGTAACTGCTGTTAATATTTGAGTTGATGTTCTAGTATTTGACGCTGTGCTTGGATTATTTGTTGATGATTGTAAACCGTCAGCGTCAAAATATGTTACACCATGAGTATTATAATCACCTGTTTGATAATAAATCCCCTTAATATCTAAGAATCCTCTAGTTCCCGTTACAACACTATTTGTAATGGTAGCATCTGGAACATATGTCCAAGATCTTATTGGCGCTGAACTATTAGCATTGGTTGTATCGTGATATCCAAAAAATCCTACCTTGTTATTGGATGTTCCAGAACTTGTATTATAATCAAAAGATAGACCACGATCAGTATTAGTATCAAACGCATGAGTAATCGTTAACTGTGTTGTTACTCCAATACCAGAACTAGTAGATCCATCAATTGTTATAATTTTTGTGGTTGTATTATAAGAAGATACTGTTGCGACACCACTATTTGGTAGTGCTGCGCTTCCTTGAACCGTATCGCCAGTATTAATACCAATAACCGAATCTAAACGAATCGTGCTTACACCAGATGCAACAGTTTCAGTTACGGTTCTTACGCTTGTAACATCTCCAAGATTTAAAATTGCATCATTAACACTTACGGTGCTTGAATTGACGGTGGTTGTAGTTCCATCAACTTGAAGATCACCCTTAATAATTACTGTCCCCTCATTACTGAGACCATCGGGGAATGGATCAATAAAGAGTTGATTTCCCCCACCAGTTTGTGTAAAGATCATGTTGGATTTAATTCCAACATTATCAATTAAGAAACCACCTGTATTTGTAAACTGTCCAGTATGAGTAATATTTCCAGTGATTGTGACGGTATCACTAACAGCATTTCCTAATAAGGTATTACCATTAACAGTTAAGTTGTTAGTAACAATTACATTACCCGAAGTAAAATTAGCAGCCCCTGTAACGTTTAATGTTCCACCGATATGTACATCACTTGCAATTCCAACACCACCAGAAACTCTTAAGGCTCCTGTGGTTGTTGAGGATGCTGATGATGTAGCAGCGATAGAAACGAAAGAGTTACTAGGTGTGCTTGGGAAGGTAACTTGAGTTGTAGACCCAGTAGATCCTAAATTAATTGTGGTTGCATTGGGAACACTTAGAGTGGCGTTTCTAACGGTGGCAACACCTGTTGTTGCACCTAAAACAATATTAGTTGCTGCACCAAGAACATTTGCAGTGGTTACATTTGCATTTAAAAGATCGAAATTACTTTGATTTGAAGTTAAATCTCCACCATCAATATTCAAATCACCATCAAAGTCAACAGTTGCATTTCTAACGGTAGTAATACCTGTTGTTGCACCTAAAACAATATTAGTTGCTGCACCAAGAACATTTGCAGTAGTTACATTTGCATTTAAAAGATCGAAATTACTTTGATTTGAAGTTAAATCTCCACCATCAATATTCAAATCACCATCAAAATCAACTGTTGCATTCCTAATGGTAGCAATACCTGTTG